AGGGAATTGTGGAGCCTCATCTGCGACAGGGAATTGTGGAGCCTCATCTGCGACAGGGGATTATGGAGCCTCATCTGCGACAGGGAATTGTGGAGCCTCATCTGCGACAGGGAATTGTGGAGCCTCATCTGCGACAGGGTATCGTGGAGCCTCATCTGTTAGTGATCCTACTGGTGTTGCGGTTGCATGGGGACATGAGGCGAAAGCTAAAGGTTGCTTAGGTGCTCACTTGATTCTCTCTGATTGGAGATACATTGGAGAAAAGTGGTCTGATGGAGATTATAAAACTCCTTATGATGTAGAGAGTTGGGAGCTGGCTGGAGCTAAGATGGTACAGGTTGACGGTGAAAAGATTAAGGCTGATACATACTATAGATGTGTTGATGGAGAAGTAGTAGAAGCTGATGAGTAAATAACTGGAGAGCTAAGGAGAAAAAAAAAGTTTCTTTTTAGCTCTCTTTTTGTCTAAAAAATATTATATCTCTGGTTATCACTATAAGGAGGTGTAAGGCATGGAAGAAACTAAAAACGTGTGGATCTCAGATCAAGCGGCTGAGGTTTTAGAATATCTTAAGACTACTCACTATGAGGAAAGCATGGCGGTAAAGAGTGGGGTAATATGTGAGTTATTTAATTTAAAGAAAGAGAGTCTGAGGGCTGTGGTAAATTGTCTGAGGAGTGACGGATATCCGGTTTGTAGTTCTTGCCGTGGATATTGGTACTCAGAAAAGCCGGAGGATATTGATAAGACTCTAAAACATCTGGAGGGGAGGATCTCCGGGATGCAAAGAGCTATCACAGGATTAAAAAGGATCAGATCAGGAGAATAAACAGGAGAGACAGGAGCTTATAACTTTCTGTCTCTTTATTTTTGAGGAGGATAACGTGTTTAAAGAGGGCGAATTGATAAAGTATATGATGCCTCTTGATGCTGATTACAGTTATGGAGTAATCACTGAGCTCAAGAAAGGGAGAGCTGAGGTAGTGTTAAAATCTTATCCTCAAGGGCTGGTTGTTGAGGTTCCTTACAGAGTGATGGAGCATATAAGAAAGAGGTGATTAAGTTGGGAGCCGTGAGGGTAAAGACAACAAATGATAGATTGCTGGAGATTGATTACAGTGATACAGAGGCAGTAAAGAAAATAATATCAAGCTGGGGAATGGTGGAGAAACTGGCTGAGGGAGGAGATACAGTAGCCTCAGCTATATTAGTAGATCTACAGACAGCAATAGGGGTAAGTATTACAGAGTTCGGAGAAAATAAAAAGGTTGGCTTTGATGTAAGCCGGATCAACAGAGGAGTATTAACAGAGGCTCAGTTTATTTCTCTGATCTATGTGTTAGGGCTGGGGTACAGACAGGATGAGATAGCTTATGTACTGGGCTGTACAAAACAGACGGTAAATGTGCATATACAGAGAGCTCTTAAGAGGATCTGTAGATTTCTGGAAAAGGAGGACAGTAAGGGTGAGAAGAATAAGAAAAAGAGAAGAAGATCCAGCCGACAAGTGGCTAAGAGAGCACGATCCGTATTACACAAGCATGAGCCGGGGAAAGGCAAAGATGATAAAACATCCTTACCTTACTCCAGATCAGGAAGTAAGTAGGCAGAGAAAGGAGATCCCTATTACTTGTGTATCTAATGTAGATCTGGATTATTTGAACGTAACGAAACACTAAAGGCTGACTTTGTAGGAAGTATTTACACTATATTTATGAAAGCTGTTTGAAGTAGTAGGAAGTAAAAAAGGAAGATTTAGGAGGTAGATTTACAATGGATATGAAAGAAAGAGAAGTACAGTATTGCAGTCCTGAGGAGCTGATCCCGTATGAAAAGAATCCACGGGATAACAGACTTGCTATTGAAGATGTAGTGAGGAGCATTGAGGAGTATGGTTTTACTAATCCTATTCTTGTAAATGAGGAGAAAGTGATCCTTGCCGGACATACAAGAAGAGAGGCGGCTATCTTAGCTGGGATGAAGAGAGTACCTTACATAGTTGTAGACGGACTCACAGAAGCTCAGCAAAGAGCTTACAGACTGGCAGATAATAAGTTATCAGAGTTAGCTCTCTGGGATGAGGATTTACTTAAAGAGGAGCTGGAGGATCTGTTAGATGCTGACTATGATCTTTCTCTTACAGGTTTTTCAGACGTAGATCTTACAGATATCTTAAAGGATGAGGAGGATCTGGAGGACATAGAGCCGGAGGAACCGAAAGAAAAGAAAACTACTCTCCCTATGTTACGTTTTGGATCCAACAGCGTAAGGATTACACAGGATGAGTTAATCATGCTGAGTAACAGATACAATGAGTATGTAGAGGCTGAGCCGGGAGAGGGATTTGTAACATGGCTGTTAAAGAGAGGCATATAGGAGCGTTATATATTGACGGTAAAAAGGTAGGAGACATACTTAGTTTCTGCCTAAAGGTTAAGAGGTCTGATGGATTCGTAGAGTATAAAGTGAGTCCAGAGAAAGAGGAGAAACAGGATGATTGAGGGTAGAAGTAAATTAACTTTTGGAACTGGTGATATTATGATTACTCCAGTTGCTCATAGAGAAGATGTAGAGGACGAAAAGCCGGATTATGGTATGTTATGTCTTGAAACCTGTGAACGCCGGGAGATAGGAACTTTTGAGGGAGGAGATCCTGATTATAGTATTTTAGGCTCAGAGGTTCTTATGGTATTCAATAAGATTGAGAGCGTAGATGTAATGATTGAACGGTTACAGATGCTTAAAAAGATGATGTCCGGGAGTAGAGAGGACTTACTGGAATTATCAGAGGTAGAAGTTCCTGAGGATTTCAAAGTAGATGAATATGAGCTGAAATAATAAGAAATGAGGTACAGATCCGGGGAAAGGAAAAGTACCTCATTTTATATTGCATAGCCTTATGAAATTCATAGAAATGAGGATGAAGTAAAACGGGGAAAAAGAGCATTGCCGGGGAAAGAGAAAACCCTGATAAATACAAGAGAAAAAGAAGAAATAACAATAATAAAAAGAAAAGAAATAATGAGTAACATAGTAATAAAGACATAAGAGGTAATAAAAGAATGTCATATTTTTAGAGCCTTTGAGCTAAATAATATGAAATTGATATACATTTAAAGCAATTTTAAAGAGAACCCTCCCAACAAACAAAGGGAGGAGTGAGTGAGGAGAAAGGAGGTTTAAAAGCTGATGGTAGAGGAAAAAGGGCAGAATCAGGAGGCTGAGGCTCCAGTAGTGCCTAAAAAGAGCCAAAAAGAGACAGAAGCTCAGAAAACAGCGTTTGAGCTTTACTATAACATGGGAGAAAAGAGATCCTTAGAGGCTGTAGCTAATAGTTGTGGTAAAAGTACCCGTACTATAGGGGAATGGAGTCGTAAATTTCAGTGGAAAGATCGTATTTTACAGAAAGAAATTGAAGAAACAGCGGAAAAAGGATCTACAGCTAATGCAGTATTAGACGTAAAAGCAGAGTACAGAAAGGTTATCAGAGCCCTTGTAGCGGCGTTTGTAAAGGATTTCAAGGCTGGAAAGGTCAAGATTAAGAATATACAGGACTTTGAGAGAGTGGTTAAGCTGGATCTGTTACTCTTAGGAGATCCTACAGACAGGGTAGCTCAGGAGAATAAGGAGCAAATAGAACTTACTGAGGAGGATAGAAAGGCTATTTTTGCTGTAGCTGACAGTATCAAAGAGGAGATGAAAGCTCTTAGGAGCTAATTTATTGTGCAAGATTACTTTTTAAAGGAAAAAATCCCTATGGTTTTATAAATACCGATTGTGAAATATACACAAAAAGTTAATGCCTGTCTAAAAATGGCACTTAAAGCGGTTATTACTGAGTGTAAGTAAGCTGAGAGGCAAGGATCACACAGGAGGTAAAGGATCATGGGAAAGATTACAAAGGGCTTTAAGTACATTGGAGCCGGGATAGTGGATTTATTGGCTGGAGGAGTAAAGCTGTTTGCAAGAGCTATAGGAGCTGTTATCAAGAGTCATAGAAAGAGAAAGCTCAAAAAGGCTACAGCTTATGTAGAGAAATATGGTTATGAGCTCCAGATCAATAGCCGGGTAAGATTTAATAACACTCCTTACTATGTAATGTCCTATGAATACTTTGAGGACGTAGAAAGAAAAAGGGAGGTATCTATTAAGCTGATCGGCGTACCACAGCATAAAGAAATGATGAGGAGGATTAAAAGCAAATGACAGGAAATGAGTATCAGGCTTTAGCAATGAGAACAAATGACAGAAAGGGGACAGAGAGACTCTTATTCCTTGCAAATGCCACAAATAAACACGGTGTAGAGGAGTTTGGTGGAGTCTTAAATGGATGCTTAGGATTAGCTGGAGAGTCCGGGGAAGTGCTGGACATGGTTAAAAAGTGGGTATTCCATGAGAAAGATCTGGACAAGGATCACTTAAAGAAAGAGATCGGAGATGTAATGTGGTATGTAGCTATGTTATGTGAGAGCTTTGGCTTTAGCCTTGATGAGATCTTACAGATGAATGTAGATAAGCTCAAGGCAAGATACCCGGAGGGATTTGATCCAGACAAGGCGAACAACAGAAAGCCGGGGGATGTGTAAATGGGATGGCTTACAGAAGAAAGTCAGAGAAAAGAGATAAAAGACCTGAAAGAGGAGGTATTTATCCTCAAAGTATTATTAGCGGTAACAGGTCTGTTATCAATAACATTGTTAATATCAATGATCTTATTTTAGGAGGTAAGTAACATGGGATTAGCTGATGCTTTTGGAGCTGAGGACAGAGTACAGGTTAAGTTTTCTACTTTTTATGAACTGGTAAAAGGATGTACTCAGAGGGATCAGATGCTTAACGCTATTAACTGTAATGTTCCTCATAGATACATCAGAGAGATGGTAACAGGCAAGAGTGAGGAGCCGGAGAAAAGGGAGTTGCTGATAGGAGCTCCTAAAGAAGAGAAACAGGGAGGTAAGAAGAAATGAGTAATGCAATAAAGCCGGATCATTACCGGAAAGATAGACAGTATCAGCCGTGGGATGTAGCTAAGGACTGGGATCTTGATTTTGATTTAGGATCAGTGATTAAGTACATTGGAAGATGTGGGAGAAAGGCTGATAATTCAAAGTTACAGGATCTTAAAAAGGCGGCTGAGTTCCTTAAGCATGAGATTGATAATCTGGAGGCTGATGAGCCTAAAGATGAAAATACCTCTGTAGAAATTCCTGAGCATAAATGGGAATGGGAAAATCTTTGTACTTATGGAACGTGTTTGTATCTTGTTTATAAAACAAAGGTTTGTGTAGGAAATGAGATTTTAGGTTTTCAGATTGTCTTTCCTACATCAGTTCCTCATGGACTGGCTTTAACGATTGCTGAGGAGCGGTTTACAGACTACTGGAAGTTGAGATATGCGAAAAGGGGTAAGGTAAAATGAAAATTATAAATGCTGGTTTTGAGATCATGGATCCTCTGAATGGGGAGAAGATCTTAAGGAAGATTGAAAGAGTAGCAAGAGTTTGTTATAAGTCAGAGGACAAGATTACCACTGGATCCGCTGAGAAGATGGTAAGAGGACTGATAAAGAGAGGACATGAGGCAATGCTGGAGCACTTCTCTTTCTCAGTTAAATTTACAGTTGACAGAGGAGTATCTCATGAGCTTGTGAGACATAGAATAGCCTCATTTGCTCAGGAGAGTACAAGATACTGTAATTACGGGCATGAGGGAGAGATTTCAGTGATTGAGCCTTTTTATCTCAAAGAGTGCCGGGATAAAGAGCCTTGGAAGTATAACGCTTGGGTTGAGGCTTGCTGTAAGGCTGAGGATAGATATTTGTGTTTGTTAGAGTGGGGAGCAAGTCCTCAGGAGGCAAGAGCTGTATTACCTAACAGTCTTAAGACAGAGATTGTAGTAACAGCAAACCTCAGGGAGTGGAGAAACATCTTTAAGCTGAGAGCTGTAGGGGTGACAGGAAAGCCACACCCTCAGATGTTAGAGGTTATGGTTCCATTACTGGAGGAAGTAAAGAAACAGATTCCGGTAGTATTTGATGATCTTGTAACAGAATAAAAGAAAGATGAGGGGGAGGGCGGCGGCTCTCCTCTTTTTGTGAGGTAAAAGCTATGGTAAGTATTGGATTTTGTGTATTTATTGGTATCATCTCATTTATTGTAGGATCCTTTAGCGGTATCTGTATGATCTGTATGTGTGTAGTAGGAGGTAGCGGTGATGAGAGTGGGGCAGATAGTAACATTGAAGAAGAACACAAGCCGGAGGCTTAGAGTCTTAGCTATATCAGACTGGGATATAGTAACTGTAATGGATCTGGCAGATAAGACAGAAAAGGAGTTTGAGATAGGTCAGCTCCAGAGGGTGAGGAGAATAAAACAGCATGAGGGGTAATGAGGAGTATAAGGAAGTAGGTAAACGGTGCAAAGGGGCTTTATATCTCAGGAGACATAGAGTAATTAAGAAGCCGGGAAGAGGGTACAGATGTAAATATTGTGATCGTATCCTCTCAGATCTGAGGTATGAAGCAGAAAGGAAGAAAAGATGATAAATTATGAAGTAGCTATGAGAATGATAACACTGATCCTGTGGGCTCTGGGAGCTGTATGGAGCCTGTTTATGGTAATGGAGAATAACAAGTATTTCAATATTCGGAAAGATGAGGAGAAAAACACATTAGCTTGTAATCTGTTAGCGTGGATCGTGTTAATGGTACTGAGTATCATAAGAGTAGTAAAGGTTATACATTAAGGCAAAGAGGAGCTCAAAAGGCTCCTCTTTTTAGTTCGTAAGAAAGGAGGATATAAAGGTGAATGTATTAGATAGCGTATGGTTAGAACAGTCAAAGAAAGACAAGATCATAAAAGAAATCATTCTAACAGCGGATTTTGAGACAGCATACTATACAGTGTGTAAATACATAACCTGTAGATCCCTCCAGCCTTTACACGCAAGTATCATTCACAATGTATCAGATAATCAAGCCTCTATGGATCTTGCTCCCCGTGGACATGGTAAATCTACTATAGGTGATGTGGATTTCTGTATCACAAAGGTACTCAGGAACCCGGATATAAGAATTATGATCGGATCAAAGACACAGACTCAGGCAAGTGCCTTTTTAAAGGAGATTCGTACCCACTTTGAGCAAAATGTAAATCTGATTCGTATTTTCGGAGATTGGAAGAAAAGCCGGGACAATGTATGGAATGATAAAGAGTTTACAGTAAACCGGAGGACAATGATTAAGAAAGAGGCTACTGTATCAGCGTTAGGAGCCTCAGGAGCCGTAGTTTCTAAGCATTTCGATATAATTATAGGTGATGACTTAGTAGGCTTTGAAAACGCACGTACAGAGGCTCAGAGAAAGGTTTTAAAGGAGTGGTTTTATAGTTCCCTTTATCCTACACTTGAGCCGGATGGAGAGATACATATTCTGGGGACAAGATACAGCCCTATGGATCTGTATGAGGATCTGATTAAGAGTAAGAATTACAAAGTAAATGTACAGCAAGCTATCACAGTTAAGGACGGTCAGGAGTATTCTCTTTGGGAGTCTAAGTTTAGCCTTGAGAAGCTGAGAAGTATCAGGGAAGAGGCTGGGCTGATTATCTTTAATATGCAGTACCAGAACAATACAGAGCTTGCAAAGGGTAAGATCTTTAAATACAAGTATTTCAAACACTTTGAGGAGTATGATATTGATTATGACCTCAACAGAGTAAGGGTTAAGGTGCTGGATTCTCAGGGAGTGCCTTACTGGATCCCGGTAAGGATCTACATGGGTGCTGACTTGGCAATATCAGAGGATGAGACAAGTAACAATGACTACTTTGTGTTGACGGTAATAGGCGTGGACAGTAACAAGAATGTCTATGTACTGGATTACCTAAAAGAGAGGCTTACTTTTAATGCTCAGCTTAATGCTATTCTGGACTATGGAAAGAATAAGTTTCCTATGGTGGAGAGAATAGGCGTGGAGACTGTACAGTATCAGAAATCTCTTGCTCAGGAGATCAGGAGACTCAGCCTGTTACCTGTAATCAATATTCAGACAAGTAAGGATAAGGTAACAAGAGCAATGAGAAGATCAGCATTATTTGAGAATGGTAAAGTATGGTTCAGGATCGGTATGGATGATCTTGAGGAATGTCTGTTACTATTCCCGGAAGTAGATCATGATGATTTATTTGATGGTTTAGACTTTGCCTTAACAGTAGCGGATCAGGGTAATTCAGTAAGAGTATTGAACAGAGATGATTTTAACATTTAACAGGAGAGCCGGAGGAGGCTCTTTTTTATTGCGTGAAAAGAGGAGGATGAGAACAGTGATAACAAAAAGACCTATAGACAATGAATTTAACATTGAGAAGAAAGAGAGCCGCTTTAATGTGGCTTTGCTGGATGATCTTGTAGATTATCATTTTAGAAAGATCAAGCCCCGGTACATGAAGTATCAGAAACTCTATGAGGGTAAGGCTAAGATCTTTAAGAGAGCAAGAATGAAAGGAAAGAATAAGCCGTGTAATAAGATTGCAAATGATTTCTGCGGTCAGATCATTGATACAACAGTAGGGTACTTTCTGGGTAATCCTATTACTATCAACTACACAGAGAAAGAAAATAAGGCGGTAGGCACTCAAACGGCTGAGGCTGATGTAGGGGTAGACCTGAAAGAGCTTAAGACTACAGATACAGCGGTACAGGATGAGCTTGACGGGATTCTACAGGAGAACTACAGAGATGATCTTTTCATGGAGTGGGGTAAAGAGTGCATGATTAAGAGCGTGTCTCATCTGTTAGTGTATCAGGATGAGGAGAGTAAGACTAAGATCATCCGGCTTAAGGCTGAGGATGTAATTATTGTGTATGCCAACAGCTCCACAAAACAGGCTCTTTACAAGATCCGTCTGTATGCGATTGATACAGAGGATACAGACAGAACTACACTCTATGCTGAGGTCTGGAGTGATACAAAGATGGAGCTTTTCAAGAGAACAGATGATACCTCAAACCCACGGGTACAGGGCTTTGAGTTTGTAAGAGAGGAGCCTCATATCTTTGGTAGGATCCCTATTGTTACCCTGTACAATAATGAGGAGGAGATGAGTGATCTTGAGAAGATTGAGAGCCTCATAAATGACTATGACAGGGTAATGAGTGATATATCAGATGAGTTTGAGGCTTTCCGTAATGCTTACCTTGTAATCAAAGACATGGTAATGAATGGGGACAGTATGCAGAAGCTCAAAGAGGAGGGCATTGTAGAGATCACTGATTCTGGAGACATGAAGTTTGTAACTAAAGAGATCCAGACAGATGCTATCAACAGCCATTTAGACCGACTGGAGAAGAATATTTACAAGTTTGCTCAGGTTCCTGATCTCTCAGATGAGAATTTCGCTGGAAATCTTTCAGGTATTGCTATCAGATTTAAGCTCTTTGGGCTGGAGACTAAATGTATCACAAAAGAGAGAAAGATGGATAAGGCTATCAGGCAGTTGGTAGAGCTCTTAGCCGTACCTATCAAGGTAGTAACCGGGAAAGATGTAGAGATGAGAAATTTAAAATTGGAGTTTAAGAGAAATATCCCGGCAAATATCACTGAGATTGTAGATACAGTAGTAAAACTGGATGGAAAGGTTGACAGTGAGACTCTCTTAGCCCTGTTACCATTCGTAGACAACCCAAAAGAGGTACTTGAAAAAGTAAAGGCTCAGAAAAAGGAGAATATGAAAGAGTTTGATCCGTACTCTATTCAAAATGCTGAGGATGATAGCAAAGTACAGTTCCCTAACACTAATGCTCCTCAAAATAACCCTTTTATGAGGAATAACAGTGGAGTAAATGAGGAATAAAGGAGGGGTAAGTGGTGAGTGGCTACTATGTGAATGAAGCAGTAAGGAAAATGTACGGGATTCCCCTCTCTCAGCTCACTCCAGAACAGAGGGAGATCCTGAGACAGGACGGGATCAGGAGAGCTAAGCTCATAGATGAGAGGCAAAAGGACTTTATGAGGAATAACCGGAGGGCTTTTGAGGATGCTGAAAAGTTAAATAAAGTCTTAGCCTCTATCTATGGATCCTGTCAGAAAGAAATTTTAGGAAACGTAGCTGAGACTATCGCAAAAGTAAAGAAAGCTGGAGGAGAGTGGAGCTATGCGAACCAGTCAGCCCTCACCCGGAGTAGAGGACTCTTTGAACAGATCAATAAAGAGCTGATTAAGCTGGGAAAAGAGGAGAATACCGTGTTTAGAACTAATCTACAGAATATCTATACAGATCAGTTCTTGAGGACGGTATACACCTTAGGACAGACTCAGACAGTAAAGAGTAGCTTTAATATGCTTAATCCCCGTCTGATACAGGATACACTTGATTACCCGTGGTCTGGGGCTATGTTTTCAGATCGTTTATGGTTAGATAAGGACAGGCTGGGGAGAAACTTAAGGGTAGGGCTTACTCAGTCCATGATCTTAGGAGAGGATATGGATAGGATAGTGGATAGAGTAGGGGCTAACATCAATACCTCTAAGTATAACGCTATGAGAGTAGCCCGGACAGAAACAAAGAGGGTAACATACTCCTCACAGGCGGCGGCTTTTGAGGAGCAGAATGTTGGAGAGGTTCGCTATATGGCGGCTAACAATGGGGGAGATAGCCGGACTTGTGATTTATGCCGGGAGGATCACGGAAAAGTGTATAAGCTGGGAGAAGAGCCCTCTTTACCTCGACACCCTAATTGTAGATGCTGGTATATTCCTGTAGTAAAGGATACCTTTGAGGATAATGAGCTAAATGAGCTTACCGGATCTGTTAGAGGGGCTGAGAGCTATGAGAAATGGAAAGAGAAAGAGGCGACAAGGATTAAGGCGGCTCAGGAGGCTAAACAGTCAGAAGAGATTATAAAAGCTAAGGTTACAGCGGATACTGCTAAGACAGATCTGGAGAAAACAGAGGTCAAGCTCACAGATTACCCTGAGGCATTTTACAGCAAAAAGACAGAGGCTAAAAACACTCAAGCTCTGTTAGATTATGTAAATGCTCAGAATGTGACGGATCCTAATATCTTGAAATTGTACAAGAATATGGATAAACTATGTGAAAAATTGCCTGATGATGTTGTGATTAAGGTAACGCATGGGGATCATAGGGTTAAGCGGTCACTTACAAAAAACTTTGAGTGGTGTGTAGATGTGGGTATCCCTAAAATAGATCCTAAGTTTGTTGGTACTTGTGATACAAGTTTACATGAGGAAATGCACTTTCTTGATATGCTATTAACTGTTAAAGGTGGGGTTAAATATCCTAACAAGATGTTTTCTGAGTCTTATAAGCCGCTTGTGAGTGCATTTGATAAGGCTACTCCTAAAATAGGTGATCGGGCTAAAAAGCTCTTTACTGAGTTTTCTGAGTATTATCAGAAGATCAACAAAAAAAGACATGAAAAATATGATACAATGATAGCAGAACTGGATAAACAGTATTATGCTGGGAAGATTGACGCAAAGAAGTTTAACAGCACAGCTAAAAAGATCTGGAAAGAAATTGTTGCAGAAAGTGATAAGGAAATAAGGAGTTTTAAAGGTGGTGGAATATCTGGGTTACAGGATATCTATGATGCTATAAGCAATGGTGTATTTAGAGATACGGAAGAGGTACTTTACGGTCACGGATCCTCATATTATCAGGATAAAAGAAGAACTAATCCTAATTGTTCTGAGAGTATTGCTAATTATGCCGCTCTGAGTATAGGACACCCTGAGCTTATTGAAATCTTAGCTGAGGATCATCCTGAAATTGTTAAAGCCCTTAGGCAATGTGTAGAAGATATGGCAAAGGAGGTAGCTAAGCTATGAGTAAAGAAGAAAAGCTGATGAAGATTATGAGGCTCTTAAGTTACGCTATTGGTATTCCTGAAATGGTTTATTTTGATGTGGACAGTGAGGAGTTACTGGATGAAAAGATTGAGGTACTTGAACAAATAAAGGACGGGAAGAAAATACAGGATATTCCGCACTTTTATGAAGTGTTAGAGAAGTTACCGGGAAAAGGTTCTTTATGGGATTGATTGAGTAGAAGAAATGAGGCTATTGGCTGTAAAAGGCTGATAGCCTCATTTTTTTTTGTCTTTTACTCACTTAGTAGGCTGATTTTATAGGAAGTAAACACACATATGTATAGAGGGTTAAATGTAGAAAACCTACGGGGGTTTTACATCTTAAAACTTATAAAAAGGAGGATTTAATACAATGGACGAAACAAAAGGAACAGCAACTACTGTAGAGACTTCTACAGAGGAAAAGACCACTACCAATACTGGCACTGAGACAAAAGACAGTAAAACAGGCTCCGGGGCTGTTAAGACTGAGGAACAGATCAGGGCAGAAGTAGAGGCAGAGTTAAAGGCTAACTATGAAAAGCTGGCAGATCAGAGAGTTACCGCCGCACAAAAGAAATGGAAACAGGATCAGGAAAAGAAAGCCGCTCTTGAGAAAATGTCTGAGGATGAAAAGCGTAAGGCAGAAGATGAAGAGAGAGCCGCTGAAAACGCAAGAAAAGAGCATGAGCTCACAATCAAAGGTTTGCGACTTGATGTAGTGGATGCTGTGGCAGAGCTTGGACTTGATACAGGATTTAGAAATCTGGTTGCTGTAGAAGATCTGGCTCTTATTTCTGATGAAGAGGAAAGAAAGAAAAAGCTCACAGAAAGAATTAAGGGCATGAAAGAGCTTTTTGACGCTGAGGTTAAGAAACAGGTTGCAAAAGAAAAGGCTGAGTTTCTGAAAGGACATACTCCTCCAGCTTCAAAGGAAAAGACTGGAGATAAGTCTTACAGTGATTACAAAAAGACCGGGAATGTCAAGGGCATGATCGGAGAAAAGCTGAGCGGATTGTTCAGTGAGGAATAACAAAAATTTAAGGAGGAAAATTTAAAATGGCAGAAATGTTAAAACGTAAGGATTTTCTGGAGAATGAGGTTGTTGATCTTAGAGAAGAGATTGCACTCACATCTCCTACTGATACTCCTCTTACTACTCTGTTAATGGGTAGAGGGGCAGTTGTTCCGGCTACGGATATTACCGTAACTTGGAGAGAAAGAAAACTGAATGAAACAAGAGGTACTCTTAAGCTGGAGGGTGCTGAGGCTGGTGATCCTATCAAGTCCAGCAGATCCACTCTTTCTAACCTCTGTCAGATCATTGAGAAAGTAACTCAGGTATCTGGTACAGCTCAGGCTCTTAATCCTAAGGGCATTGGTAAGAGCTTTGAGGCTGAGGTTGCTGATCGTCTGATTGAGACAAAGAGAGATCTTGAGTGGTACTTCCTGAATGGTACTAAGGCGGCTGGTAGTGAAACTGTACCCCGTCAGATGAACGGACTTGTAAACCTTGTCAATGCAAATAACGTAGTTGATGCAACAGAGGGGCTTACAGAGGTTCTTATGCTGGATGCTATGCAGAAAATGTGGGATCACGGCTCTCAGGGTGAGTATTTCACATTTGTAAACGCTGGTACAAAGAGAATTATCAACAGCCTGATTAAAGCTGATGGTAATATCCGTATCAACACAGAACAGGGACTCAATCAGGTTCTTGGTATCACAGTACAGAAGATCGAAAGTGATTTCGGTACTCTCAATCTGGTACTTGATCGTCACATGGACGCTAACACAATGCTGATCCTTGACTTAGATCAGGTAGAGATTGCTGAGCTGAGAGGTACTTTCTTTGAGATGCTCCCTAAGAATGGTGACTACTTCAAAGGACATATTCTGAATGAAAGTACAATCAAGCTGTTAAACAGTTATTCCGGTGCTAAGCTCACCAATATCACAAAATAAGAGCCTGTTTAAAGGCTTAGAAATTCAAGGAGGTAAAAGTTAATGGCTGGTACAACTAAAGCGGCTGAGAAAGCCGTACAGGAGCCCACAGAGGCAAAAGCTGAGGCTAAGGTATATAACCTGAGATCCTCTAACAAGTATCTGACAGTCTCCTCTCTGGGTGTTCAGTTTATGGCTGGTAAGTATACAACTACTGATCCGGCTGTAGCAAGAGCTCTCTTAGAGATTGATGATGTAGAGCTTATTGAGGACTAAGGGGGTGTGATCCTATGGACAGCTTAGAAAGAGTGAGAATCATTCTGGGAATATCCTCAGATAATGAGGAAAAGCTCAAGCTCCTTTCTGTCTACATGGAGAAAGCCCGTGAAGATATTGAGGCTGTTTGTAGAGATAACTTTCTTGATCCTGATACCGGGGAGGATATTTTCCCTAAACAGCTCAATAGTGTGCTGGAGGATCTTGTGTTAGCCCGGTATAGAAAGAGACAGGCTGAGGGTTACAGCTCACAGAATTTAGGAGATGAGAGTACCTCATTTCAGGAGTATTTCCCGGATAGTATTAAACAGCGTTTGTATCCTTTTACAAGGCTGATTCCCCGGAGGTGATGAGAAATGTTTTATTATGACAAACAGTGTATAGTAAAGCGTTATAGCTCCACTCTGGGGCAGTATAACAGACCTGTTAATACTCTGACTGATGTAGGGAGTTATGAATGTGCTTTGATGATGACAAAGGATAGTAACAGCACCACACAGTTAGAGCCTCAGAAAGCCAATTATACAGGATTTTCTCTGTATATGGATCCTGAGAGTGATATCCGTCTGGGAGATATCGTGTGTGTTTATGATCTGGATGAGTACGGACAGATCATTTTATCCTCAGAATATAAGGCGGTGGCTGATAAGCCTTATAAGAAGAGAACACACTTAGAAATACCACTCAACGCTACAGAGGAGGTATAACATGGGGGCAGTATTTGAGGTTCCGGGGTGGAAAGAGTTTACAGAAAGATGTCAGGGTGTAGTTGATAAGTTTGAGGAAAAGAAATTAGTCCTCATAAACAAAATGGCTAACATCTGTTTATCAGAGATCTCTCCTTTGATCCCGGTAGATACCTCAAGACTTGTAAGTAGCTTTCAGGTAGGGGTGGTTACTCCGAATGAGGCTGAGATTGGTACTAATGTAGAATATGCTCTATATGTAAATGACGGTCATGTACAGCATAGGAGATTTTTACCTATCTCTTATCTATCAGCCGGAGGGCGTGGTAAGTATATCCAGCCCGGAAATACAAAGGGTATCATGCTGAAAGAAAAGTATATACCCGGTAAACACTTCCTTGAGAATGGTATGAGACAGGCAGAGCCCCGGCTTAAGACCATAGGGGAGAGCTTTATGCAACAGATAGGAAGAGAGATTGAGGGAGGTGGATGATTTGAGGCTCATAGACAGTATTTGTAGCTTGTTAGCTGATAAATACAGAGGAGTCCCGGTATACATTGAGGATGTACCTGAGGGCTTTCAACGCCCCTCTTTCTTAGTAACTCTTGCTACAGAGGGGACAAATATATTAAATAAAAATGTATATAGGGATACTCCTATATATCAGATAGTCTACTTTGGGAGGCTAAACGCCTCAGAACAAGTTTACTCTGAGAGGTTATACAAAGTAAGGGAAGAGCTTAAAGCTCTTTTTTTATTGCCCGGAGCTATCCCGGTGATCTCAGAGAAAGGATCACGGGAAAAACAGCGTTACGCTAAATTGACCTCATACTCCTCAGAGATCCGGCTGTCAGAGAAAAGCCTTTATACAAAGATAGGGCTTGATTTCACAGAGGATACAAAACAGGAGAAAGAGTATGAACTGATTCAAGAGATTGATCTGGAAATGAATACAAGAAAGAATTAAGGAGGATAAAAGATAATGGGATTACCTGATATTGTAATTGAATTTACAAAGAAAGCAATAGCTACTATCTCTGTAGGTACAGGCGGCTTAGTAGGTATCATTGTTAAGGATGCAAAGAGTAACGGCTCTCATGTTCTTAAGAGTGTTGACTCTATTCCGGCTGATCTGTCAGTAGACAATAAAGCCTACATTGAGAGAGCTTTTCTGGGAGCTCCGAAAGCGGTTCACGTTTTTGTACTTCCAGCGGCGGCTGAGGATTACACAGCGGCTTATAAGTATTTTGCAAACAAGAGGATCAACTATATCTGTGGTGATCCGGCTATTACACCTGAGCTTGCTACAAACCTGTCTACATGGGTTAAGGGCAAACGTAAAGCCGGAAAGATTCACCCTGTAGCGGTAGTACCTAAGGTGGTAGCAAATGACAAAGGTACAGTTAATTTCTGTCTGGTAGGCGGTGAAAAACTGAGTGTAGGAGATACACAGTATACCCCGGCTCAGTATTGCTCCAGAATTGCCGGACTGTTAGCCGGACTGGATCTGAATGTATCCGCTACATACAAGCCTCTGGATGAGGTTACAGCTATCCCGGAGGTTGAGGATGATGAGACAGTGGATGCGGCTATTGATGCTGGACAGCTTGTACTGTATGACTCTGGTACAGGTATCGTAATCGGTAGAGGAGTAAACTCCCTTACCACAGTGACTCAGGAAGATACTGAGGATCTGAAAAAGATTAAGATTCTGGCTATTCAGGATCTTATCACAACAGATATTACAGACACTATCAATAAGAGCTATGTAGGTAACTACTCTAACTCCTATGATAACAAGTGCCTGTTAATTACCGCTATTAAAGGTTATCTGACTCAGCTTGAGAATAAAGGATATATCGAAAAAAATAAATCCGTTATGGAGATCAACGTTGAGAAGCAGAGAGCTTATCTGGAGTCCACTGGAGTTGATACTACAGAGATGGACGATCAGGCGGTTAAGGAGGCTAATACAGGCTCCAGAGTGTTCCTGAAAGGTTCTGTATCTATCCTTGATGCTATTGAGGATGTAGATATTGTAATCAACAAGGAGTAAAGAGAGGAGGTAAAAACCAATGGTTGAAACTAAACGAATTTGTAACGGTACTTTTGGTGAGGTTTGGCTTGATGGCTCCTATGTAGGAGAGTGCTATAAGGCACAGGGTAAAGTTGAGTTTAATAAAGAGGAAATCAAACAGTGTGGTACATGGTGGACTGATAACAAGGTTGTCGGCTGTACTGGTAAAGGTTCCCTTACCCTTTACAAAGTCAATACCAGAATGGGTATCAAGATTGCTCAGATGATTAAGGATAAAAAAGATATCCGCTTTACTGTTATCAGTAAGCTGGCTGATCCTGATTCCTTTGGTGCTGAGCGTGTATCCCTTACAGGAGTATCCTTTGATGATCTTACCCTGTTTGACTGGGAGGCTCAGAAGCCGGGAGAAACGGAGTGTCCGTTTACCTTTACTGGATATGAGTATCTGGATCAGATCAAGCCTCAGTAATTGAGGAAAATAATAAGAGTGTATCAGAGAGGCATAGTTAAAAACGTGCCTCTCTTAATTTTTGGATTATAGGAGGACTATTTATCATGGCAGTTAAGAAAAATACAGAAGTTGAAAACGTAGAAGTAACTGAGACAGTTGAAAAAGAGGCGGTAAACGTGCTGGATCTTCTTTTGGGATCAGACTTAGGCACTATTAAACAGCCTCACAAGGATATGGAAATTACCCGTTTATCTGAGGCTCTGGGGGCTCCTTTCGTGGTACGTTGTGAAGCTCTTAGCCCGGATACATATGAGGAAGTACAGGAGAACGCTATCAAGATCAATGGTAAAGACGTAGATCTTGACATGAACAAGCTCCAGATGCTCACAGTAATTGAGGGTGTTAAGGCTACAGCGGTAGATGAGAATGGTAACAGGGTAGCGGCTGGCTTACTCCTGAAAAACAAAGAGCTGTTAAGCAGATTTAAGGCTCCGACTCCTAAAGAGTTGTGTAGAAAGCTCTTTCTCTCTGGTGAGGTAGCAAATATGTATAACGCTATCACAAAGCTGAGCGGATTCTCAGAGACAGCGGTTAAAGAGTTAAAAAACTAATATGGACAGACGGTTTAGCTAACCTCATGTTTTATTACTGGAAACATAAGGGTATTAGACCGTCTGTTTTTTATTCCATGCCAAAAGGTGAATTGACTGTTATTCAGGCTTTCTATGAGAAAGAGATTGAGGAAAGGGACAAGGTTCTTAAGGAAATGGCTAAGAATAACGTGGTATGTCCTTATCAGTTTTTCGTGTAGGAGGTGAGTAAACAGTGATAGAGTTTGGTGCAAGGCTTACCTTGCAAGATCAAATGTCTGCTACTCTTTTGAGAAACATTCAAGCTCAGAGGCAGTTTCAGGAGGCTATAGACTCTACCAGATCCTCTCTGGAGCAAATGACCGGGGGAAATTATAGTACAGATGTTGATGTTGATACCTCAGCGGCTCAGCAACAGGTAGATCAGATACAGGAGGTACTGGATCAGGTAAATGGCACTGATACTACAGCCACAGTGGAGGCTGATACCTCAGATGCTCAAAGAGAGACTGAACAGCTCAGAGAGAATTTGGATGGATTAAGAGGGACAGTAGATGCTCAGGTTAATGTCAATGACTCAGGAGCTACTCAGCGTGTGTCAGCGTTGAGGGAGAGATTGGCAAGCCTGAGGAGTATGGTAACAGCTCCAGTAGTTAGGTTACGGGATGAAGCAAGTAGGCGGCTACAAAGCATAAGATCAACGCTTTCCAGTGTTGGTAGCAGAGTAGCCGCCCCTTTTGTCAGGTTAAGAGATCAGGCTACAAATAGACTGAACCAGATCAGGCAGAGGCTAAATAGTATCAGATCTCAGGTAGCGGCTCCGATTGTGAGGTTGAGAGACTCAGCCTCAGCCGCTCTGACAAGAGTGAGGAATACTTTGAGGACTGTAGGTAGGACTATTGCAAGTCCTGTAATCCGGGTGAGAGACACAGCCTCCCGGATAGTCTCCAGTATAACAAATAGAATCAGGGCAGTAGGACACATGGTAGCAAGTCCCTTTATCAGAATTAGAGATACAGCCTCAGGTATTATCAATAATGTAAGGAGCAGACTTTCAGCCTTAGGAAGTGCTGTAGCGGCTCCACTGGTAAAAGTAAAGGATATGGCAAGTGCTGTACTGAGCAAGATTGGAGGAATGCTCAAGACTTTAGCTAAAGGGGCTACTATAGCGGTATCCGCTGTTATGACTGGCTCCCTGTTAGAGGGTTCAAAACTTGAGCAGAGTATAGGTGGTGTTGAAACACTGTTTAAGGACAGTGCAGACATTGTAAAGAAAAATGCAGATGCCGCCTTTCAGACAGCCGGATTATCAGCAAATAACTACATGGAAACAGTAACAGCTTTCTCAGCCTCATTGTTGCAGAGTTTGGGTGGAGATACTCAAAAGGCGGCTCAGGTGGCTGACATGGCTGTAGTTGATATGTCAGACAATGCTAATAAGATGGGAACCAGTATGGAAGATATCCAGAACGCTTATCAGGGTTTTGCAAAACAGAATTATACCATGCTGGATAACTTAAAGTTAGGATATGGCGGTACTAAGACGGAAATGGAAAGACTCCTTTCTGATGCTGAGAAGCTCACGGGGCAGAAGTACGATATTAGTAACCTGTCAGACGTTTATAATGCGGTTCATGCAATTCAGGAAAATCTTGATATTGCTGGTACAACAGCAAAAGAGGCGGCTACTACTTTTAGTGGATCATTTAACTCCATGAAAGCGGCGGCTCAAAATCTCTTAGGTAATTTAGCCGTTGGAGGAGATGTAAAAACCGCAATGTCTCAGTTAGTTGGAAGTGCTGTTACATTTGCGTTTGATAATGCTATTCCTATGATTGGTAACATTTTTTCAGCGTTACCTACAGCCATTGCTACAGCTATTGAGACAGGAGCTCCTAAGGTTAAGGCGGCTGGAGCCTCTATAGTAAAGAGCTTATCAAGTGGCTTAATGGATCTCTTACCGGATTCCATGAAAAAGGTAACTACATCTGTGAGTAATGTAGCCTCATCAGTTAAACAGGCTGGCTCAGGGGTAGGAGAGGTAGCCTCACAGGTATCTAAGTATGTAGGTTATACGGTGCAGAGTGGAGACACACTCTCAGCCATTGCTAAGCAGTATAAAACCACATATCAAGATCTTGCGGCTTACAATAATATCCCGGATCCTAACAAGATCTTTACAGGTCAGAGTATACAGGTTCCAAACATGGAGGCAAGCCAACAGCCCTCACAAACTGATGCGGCAAGCCCACAGCCTGAGACAACAACAACTACATCCCTGAACATGGATAACCCTATTATTAGCTCATTTGCTAATTTAGCGGCGGCAAGTTTGGGAATGGTTCAAACAGCTTTTAGCTCACTGAAAACGGCTGTATCAGCGGCGGCTGGTACTGTAGTGAGCGTTTTACCGGGAATTACCAATGCAGTAACAGCGGTAGTAACCGGGATCACTCCACTGATCCAGACAGCTACAGATATCTTTGTAGCGGCTCAGCCTATTGTGGTAAGTGTAATAAACAGTCTGAGTGGTGCTGTTCAGAGGTTAGCTCCTCCAGTATCCACAGCGGTTAATAAGGTCGGTAAGGCTATTGAGAAATTAGTACAGACTGTATCTAATCATATGGGAGTTTTTGAAACGGCGGTGAGTGCGATAGTTCCGGTGATCTCTACATCAATCTCAGTTTTGGGGACGGTGTTTGAGGCGGCTGGAAATGTGATCTCTCCGGCTCTGGATGCTATTCTGAGTGTAGCGGAGAGTGTAATGGGAGCTATTGCTCCTGTAGTATCAGATGCTTGGAGTATGATCTCCTCAGCGTTTGAAAGTGCTGGATCTTTCCTGTTATCAGCCTCAGAAGCTATAGGCTCAGCTATTGGATGGTTAAAGGATTACTTTGTTCAGATTTTCGATCAGATGGCTCCTTACATTCAATCAGCATGGGAGGGAATAAAACCAGCGTTTGAGAGTGCCGGAAATTTGATTAGTCAGGTAGTCGGTATAATCGTACCAGTTCTACAGGTATTGTGGAGTGGGGTACAGTCGGTATTTGGTTTCTTAGCTCCATACTTACCTACAGTGTGGAGTATTATCAGTACAGCCTTTAGCGTGGCTGGTACAGTGATCTCAACAGTAATTGATTTTATCAGTGGTGTGCTGTCAGTGTTACAGAGTGTTTTCTCCTCTGTATTCAGTTTTATAGCACCTATTGTATCAACAGTCTGGAATGTGATCCAAACAGCTTTTAGCGTGGCTGGTAGTATTATCGGCGGCGTGGTAGGTGTGATATCTGGAGTGATTTCTACACTGTCAGGAGTATTTTCTGGTAGCTTCTCAGCAATAGCTCCGGTAGTGTCTACAGCATGGAGTGTGATCCAAACAGCTTTCAGTGTTGCAAGCGGAATCATTTCAGGAGTTGTATCTACGATCAGTGGAATTATCTCAGGCATTGCCGGAATCTTTTCCGGTGGGCTTGGTGGAGCACAAGGAATAGTTGAGGGTGCATGGAATGTAATAACAGCGGCATTTGATACGGCTGGAGGTTTAATCTCTGGTGCGGTAGGTGTTGTGAGCGGTGTTGTAAGTGGTATAGCTGGAATCTTCTCAGGCGGCTTAGACGGACTGGGAGGAATTGCAGAGGGAGCATGGACAGCAGTTACAGGTGCTTTTGAAACGGCTCAAACTTCCCTATCTGGTATAGTGGATGGTATTGGAGGGGTAGTTGAGGGAATCAGTGAAAAGGTATCAAGTGCTTTGTCCTCAGTTGGTGAGTTTGTAAGCGGTGCATGGGATTCGATTTGTAATTTCTTCTCTGGTGGATCAGAGGAGGTTGCAAGCTCAGCTCCTCAGGCTGAGGCAAGTGTACAGGAATATCAAACAGCATTTGACCAGCTTAACCTCATAGCTCCAGAAGTACAGGCGGCATGGGAAAGCATTAACACAGCTTACTCAACAGGTGCGGCTAATGTATCAACCTCAAACACTACAGTAACAACAGGCTTAACTACTCTTAGTACAGCTTTCACAACAGCTTTTACAGCAATTCAGACAGCGGTAACAACAGGATGGGAAAGTATCAATACAGCCTTTACCGGAATGACAACAGGGTTTACTACTTTACAGACCAGCTTAACAGTTGGATGGGTAGAAATCTCCAGAACCTTTACCACAGCTTTTACAGCTATGGGAATGGCGGTAACTTCCGGCTGGACGGGAATCTCAGCAACATTTAATCAGATGTCAGCCGGATTAACTTCCTTACAGGCTTCTATCTTAGTGAGCTGGACAGGAATAAGTGCAAGTTTTACAGCGGCTCAGGCGGCTTTGAGTTCTTCTATGAGTTCTATGCAGTCAGCCCTCACACAGCTTAACTCCTCATTCAGTTCCAATATGAGTAGTATTCTCTCAGTTACTATTTCCGGTTGGAGTTCAGTGTTGAGTGCTTTTGCAAGTGCTTACAGTGGTATCTCTTCCTACGGTGGTGCTATTAGAGGAGCGTTATCCTCACTGGCTGGCTCATTCTCCTCAGCAATGGGAAGTATAGCCGGATCAGCAAACTCAGCGGCGGCGGCTGTAAACAGTGCGGCGGCAAGTATAGCGGCGGCTGTAAGTCGTGCGGCAAGTGCGGCGGCAAGTATGCCTAAGGGTGTTGGTGGAGCAAGTAGAGCAATGGGTGTAGACCGTGTACCTTATGACAACTATCCTATCATGGCTCATGAGGGTGAGAAACTCCTGACTAAGAACGAAGCTAACCAGTATGAACGATCCACAAGGGGAGTGAGAATGGTTAGTAGAGCAATGGGTACAGGAGAGATCCGTGAGGACGGTACTCCTATCATGGCTCATGAGGGTGAGAAACTCCTTACCAAACAGGAAACAAAGCAGACAAAAGAGAACAGACCTCTTGAGATCCGTTTTGAGAATGTTACATTCACAGAGACAGCGGATGTTGATGTGATTATGGAGGAGATGGTAAGAAAACTCCGCAAGGTTCAGGAAACAATGGTTTAAGTAAAGGAGGAGGATTATGGAGTTTTGGTTAAAAAAGTCAAACTCTGACAAAATTATGCTACCTGTGAATCCTGAGTCTTTCGCCTTTACAGAAAAGCATAATAATACCTCAGTAAATGTTAATAGCATTGGTGAGGTAAACCTTTTAGGAAAGAGGGATTTAAAGACGGGAACTATCTCCTCCCACTTTCCTAAAAGAGATAGAAACTATGCTAACAATTCTGGTAGACAGGCTCCTTACACTTACATCAATAAGTTGCTTTCATGGAAAAGCTCAGGAAAGCCTGTACAGTTGATTATTACCGGGACAAAGATAAACTTTCAGGTCACTATTGAAACTCTGAAATACGGGGAACAGGACGGGACAGGAGATGTTTATTATGATCTTACCCTGAAAGAATACAGGGCGGTAGAAATCAAAAAGACGAAACTCAAAAAGACAAAGAAAAAGAAAACTACTAAAAAGAAAAGCAAACCGAAAAGACCGGCGGCAAAGAAAAAGACAAAGACCTATACGGTTAAGAGTGGTGATTGCCTTTGGAATATTGCTAAAAGGTTTTACGGAAACGGGGCTCAGTACACAAAGATTTACAATGCTAACCGGGGTAAGATCAAAAATCCAAACTTGATCTATCCCGGTCAGAAATTGACGATTCCATAAGGAGGGCATATATGAAGATTCTACACAAGCTGGAGAATGATATAACAGATTATGTGATCTCTATTGAATGGAGCGGATCTAAGTCACAAGTAACCCGTAAACTGGAGATCACGGTAGTAAATGCTCCTTATGATCCTAACATCAAACAGCTTAATTTGAAACTTGCAGAAACCCTCTACTTATACTCAGATGATTTAAAGACTGAGTATTTTAGAGGGTTTATTGTTGAGAGAGAACGAAGCAGTAAGACCGGGAATATCACTTATACAGCTTATGATCTTTGCTACTACACAAAGAAGAGTAAAGCCACTTATAACTTTAAAGGTAAGACGGCTGAGAAGATTACAAGAGTTGTCTGTGAGGATTTAAAGATCCCGGTAGGATCCTTAGCAAAGACGGGGCATAGTCAAAAGCTCATAGTCAAAGATAAAACAATCTATGACATTATTATGAGTGCTTATACTCAGGCTCATCAGGTAAACAAAAAGCTCTATATGGTTAGGGCAAGTAAGGGAAAACTGAATGTAGTTGAGTATGGGGCTACAGTCTGTACCTATGAACTGGATGAGAATACAAACATTACAGAGTCAGCTTTCAAGGAAACTCTTGAGAATATGGTTAATAAGGTTCGTATCTATGACGGGGACGGTAAGCAGATTGGTGTAGTGCAAAATACCAAAAATCAGAAATATGGTATTTTTCAGGAAACCTACACAAAGGAGAAAGATAAGAACGCCACTACAACAGCAAAATCAAAGTTACATGGTATTGATAAGACCGCTACTATTAAAGCCCTCGGTAAAAATATGATGGCGGCTATCACAGGTAACGGGGTAGCAGTTGTGGACAAGGCTACAGGATTAAAGGGATTATTCTGGATTACAGGAGATACCCATGTATGGGAAAAAGGTGTGCATACTATGACACTTACCCTTGAATTTAAAAAAGCAATGGATACAAAGGAGGTGTGATACATGGCTAAAGCAGATCAGGTTTGTGCTAATCTCATGGACATTATGAGACAGGAGGGCTCAAAGGATAACCCGGAAACTTTATTTATAGGCACTATGAGAAGTGCTACATCAGTGGAAATTGATGGGCTTGTGCTGGATGGTGATGATGTTTATATAGCGGCTCACTTAATGGCTGGGTATCAATTTCCTTTGAAAGTTCCTTATGTATCAGATGTAACTTTCGGACATTATGACGGAAGTTTTAAAACCACTAATCCGGCTGTAAGAAAGACCGGGCTTAAAAAGGGAGATCTGGTGGCTGTCATGAAATGCAATGATAATACTACTTATGTGATCCTTGAAAAGGTGGTGAAACCATGAGTGATACAGGAGGCTTATTTCCTTTTGATGATGCTGAGGAGTTCGCTGAGGATATTGTAGACGAAGAGGAAGAGTATACAATCAAAGATTTTGAGATTGACTGGGATACTATGAAAATGACCGGGAATATCGTTGAGGGGCTGGATGCTATTGTAATGTGGGTACATCTTGCACTAAGAACTAAGCGTTATGAATGGTTGATCTTCTCATGGGATTACGGTGAGGAGTATACAGATCTTTTAGGTTACTCATATACTCAGGAGTACCTTGAGAGTGAGGTAGAGAGGATGATAACTGAGTGTGTGACTCAGCACCCTTACATCACAGGGATACAGGATTTAACAGTAACAGTGGAGAAAGAAAAGCTCCACATTACATTCACATTACTTACAGATTTAGGGGAGGTGGAAATAGATGTATGAGGATCAGACCTATGAGGCTATCTTAGATAGACTCTTAGAAAATACAAGGGATGATATTGATAAGACAGAGGGATCTGTCTTATATACCGCTATTGCTCCGGCTGGCTTAGAGTTCGCTATCCACTATACAGAGCTGGATGGGCTCATAAGAGAGGGCTATGCTGATACCTGTGATAGGGATAACCTGATACTCAGGTGTAAAGAGCGTGGTATCACTCCTTATCCGGCTACAGCGGCGGTTTTAAAGGGAGAGTTTAATGTTGACATTGGAGTAGGTCAGCGGTTCTCTCTGGATGAGCTCAACTATATTTCAAAGAAATATATAGGGCGTGGAAATCCTACAGAGGAGGGCGGCTCTGGTACTTACCTGTATCAGATGGAGTGTGAGACTGTAGGTACAGATGGTAATAAACATTTTGGTGATCTTACCGCCATTGAGTTTATTACTAATCTGGAAATTGCAAGACTGACAGAGGTACTTATCCCGGCAGAGGATGAGGAAGATACTGAGGTATTAAGAGCCCGGTATTTCTCCAGTTTTGAGACAGCTCCTTTCGGAGGTAACAAGAAAGACTACAAAGAGAAAGCAAACAAGCTAAACGGCGTAGGAGATACAAAGGTTATCCCGGCATGGGACGGGGGAGGAACTGTTAAGCTGATTATTATTAACAGTGATTTTGATAAAGCCTCAGATACCTTAGTAAGTGAGGTACAAGAGGCTATGGATCCGTTATCTGACAGAGGTAACGGATCCGGTATAGCTCCTATAGGTCACACTGTTACGGTAGTGACTGTTAAGGAGGTTCCTATTACTGTATCCGTTAATATCGTTTATAAAGAGGGTTACTCATGGAGTAGGCTGGGTGAGGATATCAAAGCCGCTATTGAGGCGTACCTTTTGGAAATGAGGAAAGACTGGGCTAACCAGTCTTTTTTAAGTGTTCGTATTACTCAGGTTGAGGCAAGACTCTTAAAAATTGAGGGGATTGTTGATATCTCAGATACAAAGATAAACGGGGTAGCGGATAATTTCACTCTTGCCTCTGATGAGATCCCCGTACCGTCAGAAACGGGGGTGGTAGTAGATGCGTGATAGTGTAAACATTATCAAGTATTGGATCAAAGAGCTCAGAAAGATCCGTGAATTTCAGGAACTTGCAAAAACTGAGGATCTGGAATTTTTAAGGCTTTATGGGGAAACTGATAGAGCCTTAAAGAATTTGTTTATTGAGACAGCGGATGAGTACGGAGTTAAGAGGCTGGAAAAGATAGCCGGGATTTACCCGGAGGCTGAGGATACTCTGGAGCAAAGGAAAGCCCGTCTTTATGTGTACTGGAATGATAAAGAACCATACACAGAGGGAGAGCTTAAACAGCGTTTAGAGAGTCTGTGTGGAGCTGGTAACTATGAGATTATATCTGACTACAAAAATTACCTGATCCATATTATCACGAATGTAGGAGGCTATGGTATCTTTGATGAAATTACACGGATGCTTGACTACTTTCTCCCGGCTAACTTGGTACTTGATCTCAAGAACGTTCTCAGGGGGGAGGGATCCGCCGGGATCTATTATGGAGTTGGTGGTGTAACAGCTATGAGCTATACCGTAACCAATGACATAAAAGAAGAGTACCCTCTTGAGCAAGGGCTGTATATTGCTCATCCATTTCTTACCGCCTCAGAGGGTGTTATCACAAATGATATCTCTGAGTCTTATAGTTCTGAGCTTACTCTTTATCCGGGAGTTGGATCAGCACAAGCGGTAAGTAAGACAGTAACAAATGATATTAACTCAGTAAATGAGTTGAATGAGGAGAAAACTGTAGGAATTGCAGTAAGTACCTCACAAGTAATTACAGTATAAAGGAGGACTTTAAAAATGGCACAGTATAAATCAGCGGTCATTACTAAAAAGGGTGTAGCCCTGATGGGTAAGATTATGTCAGGAAAAACAAAACTTAATTTTAGTAAGATCTGTACATCTGATACTACTTACAAACAGGAACAGTTAGCCGGACTTACATCCCTGACAGGGATTAAACAGGAGGCTCTGATTGCAGACATTACAAAGAAAAATGATGCTACTGTACAGGTAAGCACTCAGTTTTCTAACACGGCTCTTAAGACGGGCTATTATGTTAGAACTGTAGGACTTTATGCAGTAGATCCGGCTGAGGGAGATATCCTCTACAGTGTATGTATTGTAGATGAGTCAGTATCCACCCCGGACTATATGCCGCCTTATAATGGGGTTGGTGTATCATCCCTGATTATGAACATGGTAACTACTGTAGGAAATGCGGCAAACGTAACAGTTACCGTGGATCCAGCGGCGGCGGCTACTGTATCTCAGGTTATTGATTTACAGAATCAGATTGATGATCTGAAAGGCTATACAGGTTACATGGATGAGGATATTTATGGAGTTGAGGTAGACTTTGTAAATAAGAAATGTACCCGTTTAGCTGGAGCTGTAGGACATTCAGAGGGAGAGTTTTTCGATAGCCTTACCCCGTGGGGAGGTAGAAAGAGAGTTATCCTTTCTGATGATGGCTATGAGCTGGGATCTTATGGGGATCCTCAGTACACAGAAACCGGAAAGCTGGTACAGGCAGTAAATGTAGAGATCACTCCGGCTAATGGAGAATCTACTCCGGCAGTAACTAAAAACTTCCCTGTAGGTACTCTGGTACAGGTTATGGTAAAACAGCCTAAGTTCTGGGTTAAGGTTGTACCTCTCTCCATGAGTAAAGCCTCTTATGGTAGAGGTTATCAGTTTGATAAAGCCCGTTACTATGTATCTCCTGTAGCTAAGCCGGGATTTATCGTTATTGATGAATTTAAGGCGGCTAATGGACAGGAACAGGATTTCATTTACCTCTCAGCTTTTGAGGGATCTATTTATGATACCTCTGAGGGTGCTTATATTCTGGATGATGCTCAGGTAGCAGACTTTACAGCCTCTACAGGAGACAAACTCTGTAGTATTGCCGGAGCTAAACCAGCCTCAGGTAAAACTCAGAACCTCACAAGAAAGAACACAAGAGCTCTTGCAGATAACAGAAATACAGGAGTTGAGGCAGACAACACAGCCGGAGGAAAGGGATGGAGATTGCATAACATCTTTGCTCTCTCAGTAACTCAGATCCTCTTAATGGTTGAGTATGCTCACCTTGATGCTCAGGCTAAAGTAGGTCAGGGAGTTTGTACTCTGACAGATGATAGCTCATCTAACTTAGCTCTTAATACAGGCGGTACAAGTGCTCTGGGTAACAAGTCTGGTATTGATCCTACAGGTACTAACGGTAAATGCTCAGTATCTTACAGAGGAGAAGAAAACCTCTGGGGAAATATCTGGACATGGCTGGATGGTATTAACATTGAGTGTAAGGATATCCAGAACGCTTATGTTAATCCTGATAACCTGACTATGGCAGATGATACAAAAGAGAACTATCAGAACACAGGCTTTACAATGGCAAAAGCTGGCGGCTGGGTTAGTAAGTTTGGCTATGATGCGGCTCACCCGTACCTTTTCCTCCCTACAGAATGTAAGGGTGCAAGTAACTTTGTAGGAGCTAACCACTGGGAAAACCATAGTTACAATGGCTTTATGGTTGCTCGGCTTGGCGGTAGGTGGAGTACTGGCGGTTATTGCTCGCCTTTCTGTCTGCATGTGGATACTGCCTCGGGTTCTCGTGATCGTTATATCGGCGGTCGGTTGCTGTATGTACCTCAGGCAGATAAGCCTAAATACCTTTATAAGGTTATGGCGGCTTAAGGCTGAGGGAAAATAAAATTGAATATTGATTGAACAATAGGGAGCTGAAAGGCTCCCTGTTTTCATAGGTCACTAATAGAGTTGGCTTTATAGTTACTCAACTTGGCGGTAAATGGAATAATGGCAGTAATTGCTCACCTTTCTATCTGAATGTGAATAATACCTCAGGTAATCGTAATCGTAATATCAGCGGTCAGTTGCAATATGTACCCTTGTGAAAAGCAAGAAAAATTTGAAAATACTGGGATTTAGTGACCTTGCCTCTTGGCAGAACATAAAACAGACGGGAACCTCCCGGACTGGGTAAAAAGTATGTAAAGGGGTGCTGATAAGGGGATTGAATAATCCTTGAAATACCGTTTAGGAATACCAATAAAGGTCGGTTCCCCTTTGGTACATACAAAAAATTTAACAGGGTTGGTAAAAATAAATGACAGGTACAAAAGATCTCTTTAATTCTATCTGTAGCATGGATAACTTATACAGAGCTTATCAAAATGCGAAATCAGGAAAAGGCTGGTACAAAGAAGTAAAGCAGATTGAGAAAAGACCGTTTTACTACTTAGCCGGACTACAGTATATGCTCAAGAATCATTTATTTAAAACCTCAGAGTATGAGATCTTTATTTTAAATGAGGGCAAGAAAAAGAGAGATGTGTACAAGTTACCATTTTTCCCTGACAGGATAGCTCAGTGGGCTATCTTACAAGTTATAGAGCCATTCTTAGTGGCAAATATGACAGCAGATACATATAGTGCAATTCCCGGAAAGGGAATACAGCCTATAGTAAACGATCTTAGAGGATACTATAAAACGAAACGTGTAGACGGTAAAAAGAAATCCGTGTGGGTTCCGTCAATACTTCTCAGTGATGAGGAGAATACAAGGTACTGTTATAAGATTGATCTCCACCACTATTACCAGTCCATAAATCACGAAGTCCTCAAACAGAAGTTTAGAAAAGTATTTAAAGATCCTGAGCTCCTATGGTTACTGGATGAGATAGCAGACAGTATAAATACAGCCACAGAGGAGGATCTTATTGAGTTGTCTCTGTCTGGAGAGATAGAGGTTGATCCTAACACAGGGATCCCTATAGGGAACTATATGAGCCAATACAGCGGCAATTTTTACCTTAGTTCTTTCGATCACTGGGTTAAAGAAGAATTACACATTAAGCACTATTACAGATATATGGATGATGTAGTTATCTTTGCCTCATCAAAAGAGGAGTTACATGAAATTCATAGAAAAGTAACGGCTTACACAAGAGATTATTTACACCTAAATATTAAAGGCAATTATCAGATATTCCCTACAAAAGTGAGAGGTGTTGATTTTGTAGGCTACAGGTTCTTTGGAGAGTATACATTACTCAGGAAGAGTACCGCTATCAATTTTAAGCGGAAAATGAGAGCTTGTAGAAAGAAAATGGAAAATAACATACCACCTACTTACAGTGAGTGGTGTTCTTTTAACAGCTATAAAGGGTGGCTTGGAAACTGTGATAGCTACAGGCTATCTAAAAAGTACATTGAGCCCCTTATAGATTATATGCAAGATTATTACGAAAAGGAGGTAAAAGGTCATGCAGAAGTTTACAGAGGTTTTCTCCAGTGCGGATAAGGTTGAGGCTCTGGAGATTACAGCGGAGACTGTAATTGTCAGATCTGGAATTACCCGTGTTGAAGATCCCGGCACAGAAGATCAGCCGGGATTTACCGGGTGGAAGATTGAGACAGAGGAAGTCTATGAGAAAGATGAGTATATCAAACTCATGGCTGAGAAAAATGATTCTCTGGATCAACAGGCTACAGATCTCCAGCTTGCTCTTGCTGAGGTCTATGAGCAGATTATTTCTTAAGAGGAGGTGTGAGAGATGGCTAAGATTTATGCTGATCTGATCCGTAAGGGGTTAAAGACTCTGGAGGATGTTCCTGAGAGACTCAGGAAACAGGTAGAAAAGATTTTAGGCGGTGAGGCTTGATATGTTTATCAGTCTCATCCTTAAAACAATCTTAAGAAAGGAGGTAACGGTCATGGCTGTGATTTATGCTACTCTGATTATCAAGGGTAAGAAAACATTTGCTGAGGTTCCGGCAGTCCTTAAGGACAAGGTAAAAGAGATCCTGATTGATCTTGAAGTACCGGAACTGGCTGAGTAAGGAGAGAATCCTTAGGACTGAGGGTAACAGTTTTGTTACCCTCCTTTTATTCTGACAGAAAGGAGGATCTCAGTGAGTGGAGGATAGAGAGATTGACTTTGAGCATAGACTGACAGAGGTTGATGCAAGGTCAAAGAGCAACACAAAAAGACTTGATGAGCATGATAAAGCAATTAAAGAGAATAGTGCTTTAATTGGTGCTATTAAGGAGCTTGCTACAGAGGTTAAGTACATGAGAGAGGATCTTAATGATACGATTGAAAGACTTAACAAGCTGGAGGGAAAAGACGGTGAGAAATGGGAGAAATTCAAGTGGTTACTTGTAGCCGGGTTAGTAACTATAGTTCTTGGTTCGTTAGCTGTACAGGTAGGGCTGACGTAGGAGGTGATCCTTATTATCTATCTGAGGATAACTTACAGTGATACTCCTCAGATTATTACTCACTGTAAATAAGATTTTTGGAGGTATTTTATGAACCTGAAAGTAAGAATTAAAAACCCTGTTTTCTGGGTACAGATTGTACTTAGTATCCTGACTCCGGTTCTTGCATATGCCGGATTAACAGCTCAGGATCTTACTACATGGAGTAAGGTAGGAGAGCTCATTGTAGGAGCTATTTCTAATCCTTATGTACTCTCTTTGGTAGCGGTATCAGTTTGGAATACATTAAATGATCCGACTACAAAGGGCTTAGGAGACAGTGAAAGAGCAAAGAGTTATACAGATCCACAGTAATTATTATGAGGGGAGCACTTCACAGGTGCTCTCTTTATTTTTGCCTGAAAGGAGTGAGGGCAGATGTTAAGTAAAACAAATTTAGAGATTTTGGTAAAAATCATTTATGCGGTTGAGACAGGGGGACAGGTTTACGGAAATTGTAGATATGATGATTTCACAGAAGCCTATACAAACTCCTCAAGTGAGACAGCTATTACCATTGGAGCCGGACAGTGGTTTGCTGGGGAGGCTAAGACACTCCTCCAGAAAATTAAAGAGAAAGATCCTGATACTTTCAAAAAGCTGGACTCTAAGGGTGAGATTGCGGCAGATCTTAAGAGTGCAGATTGGAGTAAGTATCAGTTAAAGAAGAGCTCAGCAAAGGCTAAGACTATTGTTAAGATCATCTCCTCAGCCGCCGGGAAAGAGGTACAGGACAGCCTTGTTAGAGAACAAATGGAAAAGTATGTTGCTGAGTCTGAGAAGCTGGGAGTAACAGATCAGGCGGCTCTTATGATGTGTGCTAACTTTAGACATCAGGGAGGCTTAAGTGCAGTTAAGAGGGTACTGGGTAAGACTGAAAAGCCTTACACACTGGATCACATTTATTCCGCTTGCTGTACTGATACAGGTAATCAGGTAGGGGCTTATAAGTCCCGTCAGAAATTCGTATATACCACCTTAAAAAGTAAGGTGAATAGCAATGTAAAGGAGGAAACCAAAATGGGAGTAACAGCACAACAGATTATTGATATTATGGATAGCTGGGTAGGGCTCAGCAGAGCAAAAGGTACTCACAAGCCTATCATTGATCTGTATAACAGTCATAAGCCTTTAGCCCGTGGCTATGCAGTAGGCTACAATGATAGCTATTGTGATACCACAGTATCAGCGGCATTTATTAAAGCCGGGGCTGTGGATCTTATCGGCGGTACTGAGTGTGGAGTTGAAGAGCACGTTAAACTCTTTAAGAAAGCCGAGATCTGGATTGAGGATGGAACCATTACCCCGGAGATTGGTGATATTGTAGTATTTAACTGGGATGATGCTACTCAGCCGAATGATGGATACTCAGATCATATCGGTGTTGTAAGATCTGTAGGCTCTAAGAATTTTGAGACTACTGAGGGTAACATGAGTGGCGGTATTGTAGGTCACAGAACTGTAGCTATCGGATGGGGCTATATTCGTGGATTTGCAAGACCTAAATACGCAAAGGCTACCAGTTCTACACCTAAGCCGGAAAAGACGGATACAGAGGCAAATAAGAAGCCTACAGGGGCTACTACAACAGCTAAAACTTATACTGTAAAATCTGGAGACAATCTTACAAAGATTGCTAACAAGTTTGGGACTACAGTACAGGTATTAGTTGACCTTAATAACATTAAGAATAAAAATCTCATTTATGTGGGACAGGTTCTTAAGTTACCGGGTACAAAGGGCTTTTGTGTAGGCTGTAGAGTGAGGGTGAATAAATCCGCTACTCACTATGCTACAGGTCAGAAGATTGCAAGTTTTGTAAAAGGATCAGAATACAAAGTTATTCAGGTAGGATCCGGTAAGTGTTTACTTGGCGGTATTATGAGCTGGGTAAACAATTCAGATTTGACACTCTTATAATCCAAAAGGGTTATTTTGAGAGGGCTATCAGTGTAAGGGCTGGTAGCCCTATTTTTTTTTTGTCTAAATTTCAGGAGATTTCTGGTTATTACTCAAATAATAAGTAATGGGTTTACATAGTATCAAAAAGATGTATAATAAGTATGAGATATTATGACAAACCTGTACAAGTTCTATAAACAGGAGGAAAACAGGATGGTACAGGAGAAAACAAGAGCGGTATTTTATGCAAGGGTATCTACAGAGGAGGAGAGACAGCTCAACGCTCTGGAGAAACAGGTAGCTGAGTGTAAAGATGCTATTTTACGGAAAGGGTGGAAATTAGTAGATCAGTATGTTGATGAGGGAAAGAGTGGTACTCAAATAAAGAGGAGAGATGAGTACAAGAGATTATTTGAAGATCTGGAAAGTGATAAGTTTGATATTGTAGTTATCAAGTCACAGGACAGGCTCCAGAGAAATACTTTAGACTGGTACATCTGGATAGACCGCCTTACTACTCACGGGAAAAGGTTGTATATGTACATTGAGGATACTTTCTACTCCCCGGATAATGCTCTTATCTCCGGGATCAAGGCTATCTTAGCTGAGGAGTACAGTAGGGAGCTCAGTAAGAAGATCAACAACAGCTATAAGAGAAGAATAGAGGCGGCTAAGAACGGGGAGAAAATCTCTATAGTAAATAACTCAAGATCCTTAGGGTATGATAAAGTCAATGGTGAGCTGGTAATCAATGAGAAAGAGGCTGAGGTTGTAAGGATGATCTTTAATATGTACGCCTCAGGGGAGGGCTTGAGAGCTATCTCTAATACTCTTTATGACATGGGGTACAGAAATAGATCAGGGAATGAGATTGATCCTACCACTATCTCAAGAATGTTATCAAGTGAGAAGTATAAAGGGGTGTACGTCATTAACCAGAGACATTATGATTTTGATACAAAAAAGACTGTACTAAACCCTAAAAGTGAGTGGGTACATATTCCCGGAGCTGTTCCGGCTATTGTGGAGCCTGAGCTCTGGGACAGAGTACAGGAAATTAAAAGTAGTAAGATCCAATGTGTGAAAAATGAGAAACGTGGTAAGAATTGTGGTAAGAGTATCTTTAGCGGTAAAATCTACTGTGCTAAGTGTGGAGCTAAATACTGGAGATCTCCAGAGAGCGGCTATGTTAAATTTAAGTGCTCAAGCTACTCTAAGTATGGTAAGATTCCGGGTAAAGGGTGTGATAACAGATCATTCTCAGAAAATGCTCTTTACAATATCCTACAGTCCCTATCTGAGCAGATTGTAGAGGTTAATACAGTTGAGGTAAGGAAATCTCTATTGAACTGGTTAGAGAGCCTCAGAGAACGCCTCAGAGCCTCACAGGGGGATGATACAATCAAAGAAGAGATCAGAAAGCAGACAGCAAGAAAAGAAAAGCTCACAGATGCTTATATGGATGGTATCATAAGTAAAGAAGATTACTCAAAGAGATATAAGGAGCTGGAGAAAACTCTTGAGGATCTAAAAGATAAACTCCTCACTTTAGAAGTAAATGAGGATTTACAAAGTATTGAGGAAGTGATACAAAATATAGATAAGGAGATGGAGGAATATCTACAGACTCAATCTTTCAAAGAGAGCCGGGTGGAGTTTCTTAACCAGCACCTTACAAAAGTCACAGTAAATAAAGATTCTTTTCTATTGGAGTTTGATCTGATAGGAGGGGCTATACTCACAGGAAAAGACTTTTATCTGTTTGTTGACAATCCGAGAGGGAATCGCAAAAGCAGTAAAGGTTTTGTTAGATGCACTGGGAGTCTGGTGTGTGATTGCAATCTGTGGAAATAATCCTGAGAAGGGAATTAAGTATCGCCACACATGGAATATTGTAAAAATAGGAGGTACATATTATCATCTGGATGCGACTTTTGATAATACCCTGGGAAAAGATCGTGAGACTTCTGAAATCCGCTATGATTATTTCAATCTGGATGATTCACAGATTTTCAGAGATCATGAGCCTCTTATTGCACCGGCGCCTCACTGCGGTGATCATGAGCACTTTTACTATAAGGAGAAGAAGCTTTCTTTTACTAAGAAAGAGGATGTGTATAAACGTTCTTTGCAGGCGGCGAAGAAAGGCAGGATACTTATTTTTCACTGGAGAGGCGGTTATCTGACAAAGGAAGTACTGAAGGAATTGCTGGAGCTTATCCGGAAAGCAGGAGATGAGAAAGACAAAACAGCAATGGTCAGCATAAACTGGCCGCAGGCAGTTATTCGTGTTCAGTATACGGATATGCAGGTACAGGAGAGTGTGACAATAGAGGAAGCGA